ATATCTTGTCATGGATGATGCGGTGACGGTCATAGAGCATACGGCGGAAATGTCGGTGCAGGTTGACCCGATGGGCATGGAAATTGAAATGCCGGTTCACGCGGTTAAAATTAGTCGCACAGAAGAAAAGGGCGAGATGTGCATTGAAGCGGTGCCGCCCGAAGAGTTTTTCATTGATCGAAACGCCCGCACGATGGATGATGCCTATGTTGTAGCGCACCGCAGCGAAATGCGGGCTGGCGACTTGATTGCGATGGGCTTCGACGAGGACGTTGTTCTAAAGCTAGGCAGTCTGGACGCCGGGGCAGACGTGACGGACGCGGAGCAGACAGAGCGGCAGGGCTACGCCAGCGATTTATCAGACGAAAGCCAGCAAGATCCGGCCATGCGCAACGTCACAGTGACAGAAGCATATATGCGGATTGATGCCGATGGCACGGGCATTCCCGTATTGCACAAGCTGGTGTGCGGCGGCACCGGCTATGAATTGCTTGATTTTGAGCCGTGGGACGAAATCCCGTTTTCCAAGTTCGAGATTGATCCAGAGCCACACACCTTTTACGGCCGCAGCTTGCCCGATATTCTGATGGATGACCAAGACGCGGCCACAAGCGTGCTGCGCGGCATTCTGGACAACGTGGCCATGACCAACAACCCGCGCATTGCGGCCGTTGAAGGTCAGGTGAATGTTGACGACCTGTTGAATAACGAGATTGGCGCAATCATTCGAGAGCGGCAACCGGGCGCTGTGCGGGAATTGGTAACGCCATTCGTGGCCGGTCAGACGCTTTCGGCGCTGGCGTATCTGGACGGGCAAGTTGAGACCAAAACAGGCGTCACGCGGGCCTCTATGGGCCTTGATCCAGATGCCATGCAGTCAACGACCAGAGCGGCGGTAACGGCTACCGTGCAGGCCGCTGCGGGGCAGATTGAAGTCATGGTGCGTAACTTGGCTGATGGGATGAAGGACTTGTTTGGCCAATTGCTGCGGATCTACGCCAAAAACGTGGACGAGGAACAGATGGTGCGTCTTAACGGCTCTTTTGCGCCGGTCGACCCGCGAGTTTGGAATACGTCTATGGATGTCGGCATCAACGTGGGCCTTGGCACCGGGCGCGAGGAAGAGCGCATGATGGGCCTTAACCAAGCGCTGCAAATGCAGACAATGGTGTACCAGTCATATGGTCCGCAGAATGGTTTGGTTTCATTAACCAACATCCGCAACACGCTTGCTGACCTGCTTTCCGCGTCTGGCGTGCGAAACGCTGACCGCTATTTTGCACCGATTACGCCCGAGATTGAAGCAGAAATGTTGCAAGCGCAGCAGGCGGCGCAGGCGCAGCAAGGTCAGGCTGGCGACCCAAATGCAGCATTTTTGCAAGCCGAGCAAATGAAAGCGCAGGCCAAGGTTCAGACCGACATGGCCAAGTTGAAGCTTGACGCGCATAAATCGGCGGCGGGTGACGATAGGCATCGCGATAAAATGGCGCAAGATTTGCTTATTGCGGTGGCAAAAATTGCCGGTCAGTACGGCACGCAGGTTGATACGGCAAAAATTGCCGCAGAGCAGAATAAGGTGCGCATAATTGGCGGCATCGCCCAAGGCGGTGGCCCGCAATGAGCATAGAAATACGCATAAAGGCCGACGAGGCGCGCAGGTTAAAAACTGATACCGCGTTTCTGGAATTTATGGGTGCTGTTCGGGAAAGCCAAGTTCAGGCATTCTTGATCACCGCAGCGGGTGACACCGCTGCACGCGAGGAGGCGCACGCAATCATTCGTGCGCTAAATATGATCAATGGGGAATTGGACGCTGCAATTGCAGCACAAACCATCATTGATCGCAAACAAAGGAAGTAGCACCGTGGAAACGACTACCATCGAAGAGGCCGTTGAAAGCCTAATTTTAACCCCGTCTAACGACGCCCAAGAGGCGCAGGCGGATAATCCAAGCGAAGTTGCGGACGACGTTTCGGAAGCACCTGACGACGGTCAGACCGAAGAAATTGAAGCGGCAACCGAGGGCGAGGATGACGTTGACGCATCCGACGAATTAGATGCAGAAATTGATGCTGATGACCTAGCAGATGACGAAGTTGAGACACCCACGCTTTACCCCGTCAAAGTTGACGGCAAAGACGAAGCGTGGACAATTGACCAGCTTCAGCAAGCTGCGTCAGGTCAGGCGGCAATTAACAAGCGGTTTCAGGAAATTGCCCAAGAGCGCAAGCAGCTTGAGCAACAGCAACAGCACGTTATGCAGTTGTACCAGAGCGCGCAGCAAGGTGGAATGCAGCCGCCGGTCGCACCGTCCAAAGAGCTTTTTGACCAAGATCCTATCGGTTTTATGGAAGCCAAGCTGAAATACGACGACGCCAAGGTTGCATACGACCAGAACGCGCAGCAAGTCGAATATATGCGACAGCAACAAGCACAACAGCAGGCGCAGGCGCATCAAGCGTATTTGCAAGAGCAAGCGCGTGCTTTGCAAGAGCATATCCCAGACTTTGCTGACCCAGAGAAAAGCGCAAAGCTAAAAGGCGATTTGATGCAGATTGGCATGGACTACGGTTTCACAGCCGAAGAAATGCAACTTGTGTCAGATGCCCGCTATGTGCGCGCTTTGAACGACGCCCGAAAATATCGGGAACTGGTAAGCAAGCGAAAGCAAGCACAACAGAAAAGCCAAGCGGCACGTCCTGTTGTAAAAGCTGGTGCAAAAAAGACGGCAGACCCGAGCGCTGTTGATCGCAAAAAGGCGCAATCGCGCCTTAAACAATCCGGCTCAATCAATGACGCATTGAGCCTCATTCTTGACACTTAGTCTTTGAAAGGACTACATCATGGCACAGCCAACCAACACCTTTGACAGCTACGATGCGGTAGGCATTCGAGAGGATTTGTCTGACGTAATTTATAGAATTACGCCGGACGATACGCCATTTTATTCCAAATGCAAAAAAGGCAAAGCCAAAAACACTTTGTCCGAATGGCAGACGGACACCCTGCGCGCATCTGGCACAAACGCGCACATTGAAGGCGACAACACAACAGCAGCGGCACGCAGCCCAACTACTCGCTTGGGCAACTACACGCAGATTTTCAAAGACGCTGTTGTTGTTCCTGACACTGACGAAGGCTTGGATAAAGCTGGTCGCGCAAGGGAAATGGGCGAGCAAATGCTTAAAGTTGCCACAGAACAAAAGCTGGACATTGAAAAGGCTCTGTTTGCCAATAACGCGCGGGTTGCTGGGAACAGTACGACGGCTCGTGAATTGGCCGGTGTGGGCGCTTGGCTCAAAACCAATGTTAACTTTCAATCTGGTAACAGCGGCGCAAACCCAACCGGAGACGGCACTGACGCGCGAACAGACGATGGAACGCCTACCGCGTTTTCTCAAACCAAGTTTGACAGCGTTATGCAGTCAATCTGGGAAGAGGGCGGCAAGCCTGACAGCGTTTACTTGTCGGCATTTCAGATGAACAAGGCTCTGAGCTTTACCGGCAACAACAATCAACGTTCGCAGGTTCAAGCGGGCGCGGAGCGCGTTATTAAGTCGCTGGCGGTTTACGTCACGCCTTGGGGCACTGTCGAGTTTGTGCCTTCGCGTGAGAACCGTTCTCGTGACGTGTTCATCATGCAGGACAACATGTGGGAGGTCGCGGTTCTGCGTCCAACCAAAAACGTTGAGCTTGCCAAAACTGGTGACGCGACGACACGTCAGGTTGTCACTGAATTGACGTTGTGCGCCAAAAACGAAGCGGCAAACGGCGCGATTTACGACAACACCACATCATAAGCAAAAGGGCGGGGGCGAGAAATTGCCCCCGCTTGCTTTAAGGAGCAATGACATGCAGGAAGTAAAAGTAAACCGCATCAAGTTGATTTGCAGCAAGGGCCGTGTTGAGCGTGATGAAATCGTCATTTTGCCAAAAAATGAAGTAACTGACATTCAACGATTGCGCCCCGGAACTGTTACAATTCTGCGAACGGTTGAAGAGAAAAAGCCAGCAAGGAATAAGAAAAATGCAAAGCGCACCACACTCGACTAAAATAGCGGAGCGGTTCACGTTTGAGGATGACAGAATTATCATCAAGCGGACACACGACGCCAGCCACATGCTGAAAGATGCGCAGCAGGCGCGCGAGTTGACGGAGAATAGCTTTGGGTCAGATTACAAGCTGGCTGCTGTTGTTGATATGGCGTTGTTGAATGTGTGGCTCAAAGAGGCTGGCGTTGCTTGGTCTGATACTGAGGCCGTCAAAGAAGTGTTGAACCGCAAGCTAATGAGCAATGAGTGTTCGGCGCTGCGCGTTTGGGATGGGGCGTTCTAAAAAACGATGTTTAACGTCGCTTTAGAATTAAAGGGTCTTAGACCAATTGCGGCTTATAATGCCCTACACTTATGGATACTTGCGGCAATTTGCGGTCGTGGAGTATATTAGGGCGTAACGTAAGCGGGGGCCGGTGGTATGCTTGAACACACATTTATGACAGCGCTTTTTGCGGGATTGTCTTTTTGGCTGGTCTACAAAAAAGAATGGCTCTGGCTGGGCGTTGCCTGCATTGTGCAAGCACCGTTTTGGGCCGGAACATTCGCTATAACCCTGTTCAACGCTGGCACGCCTGCAACATCAAACATAATTTTGCACGTCCTTGCCGCGTCTTTGCTTGTAACACTCTCGGAAAAGTTGAATGACCAAGGCAGAAATGCTATCGTCCTCATGATGCTTTGTATTGTGCTTCTCGTTCAATCGACAGTAGACGTGGCGCACTTGGTAACGAGGTTTGACGGGTATGCGACAATTCAGCAAGTCCTGACGGCTTGGGCTTTGATATTATTGGCGGGGCGGGGATATGTTGAGCGCGCTTTTGGCGACAGTCGGTCTAGCCTGCATTCATCTAATACTCATTCGGCTGGTGGCCGCGTGGTATGATTGGGAGAACTCCCGCTTTAACGGCAACAGCCGGTGCGGGCGCGACAACTGCAAGTCTGGGAACGGAACTACCGGTAGTTAAGCAGGCGGTCCCGTTCTTAGAATTTCCGATTGCTCATTTTGAAATATCTGGCACGCTAGTCGTGTTACCCATTGGCCACGTGGCAATATTGCTCGTTTCAACCTTTTCTGTTATTGGGGTTATAGCATCCCTATTGCGGAAAAGGTCTTGAAATGCGCCACATTGATGAAATCATCATTCACTGCACAGCAACCCGCGCCGATTGGTGGAGATCCAAGTCGACAGCGCAAAAGGTGCGCGAGGTGCGCAGGTGGCATGTTGATGTAAACGGGTGGTCAGACATTGGCTATCACATTTTGATTGACCGCAACGGAACAGTTGTTGAGGGTCGCCCATTGAACCGGGCGGGCGCGCACACCAAGGGCCACAACAAGCACAGCATTGGCATTTCACTTTTTGGCGGGCATGGATCGTCGGCGGGTGACAACTTTTCAGGTCATTTCACCAAAGAGCAGGAGGCCGCTTTGCGACGTGTCTTGGCTGATTTGCAGGGCCGGTTTCCAATCAAGAAAATTAGCGGCCACAATCAATACTCGACAAAGGCTTGTCCGGGTTTTTCTGTTCCTAGCTGGCTGCACGATAAGACTGTACCGCCCATGCGGC